CCCATAATAGCGGGCATATTTTGGCCCATAGCGGGCATATTTTGGCCCATAATAGCGGGCATATTTTGGCCCATAATAGCGGGCATATTTTGGCCCATAATAGCGGGCATATTTTGGCCCATAGCAGGGGGCATATTTTGGCCCATAATAGCGGGCATATTTTGGCCCATAGCAGGGGGCATATTTTGGCCCATAATAGCGGGCATATTTTGGCCCATAGCACCTGTAATATTACTTAACACACCAGCCTTATCCCCCATTATTCCGTTAAATTTAGTCTTCATGTCTGATAACTTACCTGTCATATTAGTTAACGCACCAACCTTATCCCCCAATATTCCGCTAAATTTAGACGCCATACCTGAAAACATTCCTGATTTGTTCCCTGTTTTATTACCTATTCCAGACCCATAACATCTATCAGTATCACAATTATTTTCACTTATTAAATTAGTAATTCTAACTGTTAAATTTTTTAATGCTAGACCAACAGTAAAATCTATTTTCTTAGTTATAGCCATAAATGGATGTGGAACTTGAAGAACTATAATAAATATTAGTAATATACATACAATTATTCCTATTATATAGTTATATATTTTTTCCATAAAAATCTGCTTGCTGGTTTGTTTTTTATCTTTAGGAATATTACAATCTACAGGTGGAGGTTCTATTTTTTTATTCAATACACCAATAAAAAATATTAACTTATCTGAACCAACATCTTCAACCATTAATGTTATTAATCGCAATAATATATAAATTACAATAAATTTTATAATTATTGCTGTATAACTCTTAAGTTTTTCAATAATATTGCATAAACCAGGAATTTTGAGTAATATCCACTTAATTGGACGTATTAATAATATAACCATAATCAATACACATATACCTAATATAAATAATAGTGACGACTCCACTATTTTAGCAAACTTTAATAAATTGGGTTTATTTTGTCCACACGACATTTTATAAAATGCTTTTGCAATTATAGAACCCACTACGATTACAGCAATAGGCCATAATATATACAACGATCCAATTAATTGTTTAAATATTTGAATTACATCTAATTCGTCTTTAATTCTGGGTAAATAATCAATCAATAAATAAAATATTAAATAAATACTTGTAACTACAAAAAATAAAGAATATACTACTTGTGTTACATTTTTGTTAAATGAAAACGGTAAATCTGGTAAGTCAATATAACCAGCTGATATCCATTTAAAAAATTCTTGTATACTTACCCATGATAAAAAAAGTAGTAAAAATAGTACAATTAAACCAGTTAATATACCAGGAAATACATTTGTCGCATGTAAAGGCTTATTATAAGTTACTCTATCGATATTTAATTTAAATTTTCCAGAAGCCTTTCCTAGCGTATCTAAAAGTTTTGCTTTTAATTTGGTAAAAAGATCCATAATCCATGTTGTTACCTTATATATTCTTCTTAATAATACTGCAATTGCTAGACTAAATCGCTTTAATAAATTTAGCTTATTAAACATTTCATCTTTCATAGTAGCTTTTGCGTCTGCTGCGGCTTTTCCATTAGTTCCTTGTGCTTGTACGTTAGGTGGTTGTTGAATAGGTGCTTTGTTCCTCGGCATATCCTCATAATTGCCATCCATATTATATTAAACTACTAATATAAGCGTATATTATTATTTGAAATATTAATCATAATTAATATTTTCAAATTCTTTTAAATTGATCTTTAAATTATTACAAAGACAAATTTTCTTAATTATTTTATCATCAATTGTTTTTAAATTAACAGAGCATGTTTTCAATAAATAAGCAAAATAGTCTTGCTTTGCGTCGTTTTCTTTAAAATCGGGATTTTTGGCAATCCAATCTTGAATTAGTTTAAAATGTGCTTTATTTAAATTATGTAAAGCCCCTTTTATTTTTGTCTTATTGCTATCTTTTTCCCATAAGTCGTTGTCTTTTATGTATAATGTTTCGCGTTTTGGATCGGTACAATGTAACGGTCTCTCAAAAAGGGATAATTTATTTATTGTTTGTATAATTGCGTTACTTAGTCCGGTTTCTAAACCTTTGTTTTTTGTTAAATCTAAATCTTCCAATGTTAATTTTATTTGTTTTATAAAATCGTTCATGTTTATGGCATTCTTACAACGCTCATTTAAAAACACATTAATATTAAAATTTTGTTTTATAAGTGTATTGTTGTTTGTAATATTGCCTATTTTAGGGACAAATTCTATTAATTGTTTTTGTTGTTCTCCTAGTTGTTTTTGTTGTTCCATGATTTGTTGTTGTTGAATTAATAGTAAATTTTTAATATCATTGTTTTCGGTAAATAACTTTAATATCATGTTATGGCTAATATTATCCTTATTTAGGTCTTGGACTTCGCCATTGTTTGTATTGTTATTTTTGTCTTGGTCTAAATTAGTACTAATTGCGCATTTTTTTTTATGATTATATAAGCTTTGGTTGTGTTTATAACTTTTGCCACATTCGCAAATATAACTTTTATTAGGTGTGTTATATGTTTTTTCTGTGCTATTTACAGCTAATTCATTATTTTTATGTTTGTCTGTTTTTATGTGTCTTCCATAATCTCCCTTTTTAAATGTATTATAATCGCAAAAATTACATTTATACAAATATTTAGTTTTATCATCATTAACTATATCCTTATTATGGGTCATTTACTAACTATAATATAGTATATTATAGTATATATAAAAATCCTTAAATCCTTTTTGCGCGAAAAAGCGCTTTTATAAGTATTTAAAAATATGGTCTCGTATTTTTTTGAAAAAAATTATTTTTGGCTGCCTACATGGTAAGGATTTTTAGCGTCGCCAAAAAGTGGCGCTTTTTTGCGCGTTTTTTATAAGTATTTTATAAGTATTTTATAAGTATTTAATACTTATAAAAAACGCGCAAATTTTCTAAAAATGGGCCTAAAAAAATCATGGTCTCTTGTTTTAAATGCCTAAAATAGAATTTGTTAATACATAATGATGCAAAACCTGAAAAAACCATGTTTTTCAATAAAAAAATCTATAAAGGGTTGTATAAAGTAAAAATGGACATTTATAAATGTCCAAATCCTAAAAAATTCTTGAAATATATTTTGGAAAAAAGAGAGATTATTACCTTTAAACTTTTGCTGCGTTGTTTTGTTTTATTTTTGAAAATTTGTTACCATACATGGTAAGGGATTGTTTGGTTGTATTTTTCCGTGTTTTTTCATATTTTTTTATATTTTTCCGTAATTTTTTTTATTAAAAATTTTTATTAAAAAATTCATGAAAAAGTTTGGTAAAAAATATTAATATTTTGTATAATTAATATTTTGTATAATTAATATTTTGTATTATTAGTAATATGTATAAAATCAAAAAATTTAGCGAATTATTATTTTTATATTCAATAAACATAAGTTTTGTATTATATATTATTGTGTTATTAGGAATAGGTGGCTTTGCGCCGCAATATTTGCACTATTTGAAAACTTTTTTGCAAATATATATAGGGATTTTGCTGGTTATAACCTACAACCCTTTTACATATAAGGACCACCAATTTGGCGAATTTGATAGACGTTTAGTATTTTCATCCGGCATATTTTTATTATTATCAACTACAATAATTGGGTCGTTTGAGCAATATTTTCAAACCAAAGCAAAAGCACTTATTCAAGGCGGAGTAAGTAGCATTACTAATAATTATTTGTATAAATAATATATACCAAAAATATACCGAAGAAATTTTTAGCAAATAGATCCAATATATTATATAATATATTTTTTGTATAATATGGTAATAATGCTGCTACTCCGTATAACGACCAGAAAAAGAAAAAATATATAAATATATTAAATCCTCTACTATTATGTACTACATAATTTTTATAAATCATAATATAATAAATTAAAAATGGTATAAAACCCAGCATTACACTGTAAAATAGTGAAAGTACCTTTATTTCGCCAAGATACCCAAATAAGAGCATTAACCAATTTAAACACAATATTGGAATAAGCGTTTGATAATTATTTTTAAATATTGAAGTTAGTGTTAGAGTGTGCGTTTGTTTTGTAACCTTTGCTTGTAAAAATAATAAATATGAAATCAATGTTATAAGCATGGTTGGTGTGGTAATTACCCAATCCATGTATCTTGTAGGTGTAATATTTACAACATTCTTAAAATTTAAAGCTAGCCAAATATAAAAAGATCCTTCGATTATTTGGACAAATACTTCTAAGAAAAACAACTCCTTGATTAACACATATTCGGGTGGTATATTTTTATATGATACAAATAAACCTATTATTAATGTTATTAATTGAATATATATAGATAATACTAATGTATAACTAAACAATTTTTTAATATTCATATTAAATTATATTATATATATAATATATAATATAATATAATATAATTTAATATGAATTTAACCAAAGCAGACTATATAAAAATTTTAGATTATTACAATGTAGAATATAAAAATACTAGTACTAGCCATGTAAAAAAATTGGCAGAGCGCATTATTGCCGAAAAGTTGTGCAGTTGTATCAAAAAAGTTCCAAACGCAAATAATCCAGAAAGCCGGGCTATTGGCATATGTATTTATAGCGTTATACAACGCAAACATTTAAAAATAAACGGCTTCAGTTGCAAAAAAAAGATGGTTCTTAAATCCAGCAAGAAGAATAAACATAAACTATTTAAAGATATTGAACAATTATTATTTAAAAACAAAACTACCAAAAAAGCGAGAACACCATGAATAAGTCAACCATTTATGATATGAATAGTGACAGCACATCAAAAACCGACGAAACTTATGACGGTCTTCCTTTTTTTAGAAAATATGGTCCTCCACGCACTAAAAACCATGCATATTCAAATAAAGTTGAAAGAACCATTGTTAAAATATTAATGGATCATCCGCATCCTAATATAGTTAATTATTATGATGTAACAGATGATTATATTACTATGGAACAATTATGTACTGAAAAATCGGCCTCATGTTGTGTTGGTCTTGAACCAACAAGCTACGATGATTTAATTGAAATACAAGAAGTAATGGAAAATGTGAAAACCTTTTTACAAGGTCTAGGAATTATGTATGTAGATTGGAAATTTGATAATTTGGCTAAATCAGTGGATGGAACTTATAAATTATTTGATTTTGATGCTTCTGGATTGATCGATTTAAATAGTCAGCAATGGATACTTGAGCCGCAACATTATTGGAATTATAATGAGGCATTAAAAAATGGATGTGTAACACCGCAAGCTATAGATGATTGGGGGTTTAACTATAATATTATAGAAGACGGTTTTAAATTGGTCGAATAGTTACGAGAGATAATCATTTCGTTTATTTTACAATTTTATATTATTATATTATTATATAAAATTATATGTATTCATTAATAGCATTATTAGCAGGTGCGGCAGCAAAACTATACGATGATATAGAAGATAATAATTTTTTACAAAAGTTTCATAATAATACATTAATGGAATTTTTAAAAGGCATTCATTATATTACATTTATGTCATTAAGCATAGAAGAACCACTATTTTTTTTATTTAGTTATTTACTTAATATACTACATAGTTTTGGAGCTATAGAAAGTTATAGCAAACCATATGAACATTCGCTATTATATTCTTTTGTGTTATTATTTTTTATAATAGATTATAAAAAAATAACATCTTTATGTTTGTTTGAAAAATTACTAATTGTATCTGGTATTTTAATGGCTGCTCTTGAACCATTAATAGGTCCTGCTGTTAAAGATGAGTATTCATTTGCTAAGATGATTTGTAGAGTTATTGCGATGGTTTTTATAATAATACTATGTTATTTTATTAGATTAAACGGTCTAAAATATGCTGCAATTGAGCTTATAGGATATTTATTTATTTCAGTTTTAGTTCAATGTTATTCATTATATTCATTAAGAATGGAAAAAGAAGAAGAAGTAAAAGAAGAAGAAGAAGTAAAAGAAGAAGAAGTAAAAGAAGAAAAAGAAGAAGTAAAAGAAGAAAAAGAAGAAGTAAAAGAAGAAAAAGAAGAAGTAAAAGAAGAAAAAGAAGAAGTAAAAGAAAAGGAAGAAGTAAAAGAAAAAAAAGAAATGCAAGATAAAGAAGTTAAAAAAGAAAAGTAAAAAGAGAAAATGCAGAACACAGCACAACACAATACAAGTATATGCTACGAAAACTTACCATTCATAGCATCTACTTGCCACTTGGTCAATGGTTCCTTTGTTCCTGTTTGGTAATGTATCCATGTCGAAGGCGTTGGCTCTGTGTTAAAGGTCACATTCACTTGCTTGTCGCCGTCGCTAGTATAGTCCCCGTAGTGCCGCGACATGTTTGGATTTGACCCACCCAATACAAACTTCACAAAGCACTCAGCACAATAATGATGCTTGACCGGATACTCTTTTCCATCGACAAACATGGTCGTGCATTGCATGGGCTTTTGAATGCGATGATAGTAGCGCCTGTGTCCATAATTCCATACATACTCACACACTGCTTCAGTATCGTAGTAGCAGTTTGCGTTCGCGCAGTCACCCATCACATGCTGGAAATCGAAACGCTTGTCAACATAGCGCTCAGTAAACACTCCGTACAATGTAGCCACCATCTGCCCCGCAATGTAAAACTGGCTCACACATTTGCTAAACAACACACACGTCTCCTTGAAGCTCACGAGGTAGTCTTTGTCTCCGAGCCGGTCAACAATGAGTGCAATGAGCTCGCTTGGCAAGTCGCAGATGTTGAGCTCGCAATCTTTGCTGAGCTCGCAAGCTTTGCACATCATCATTGCTCTTGTCGCTTGTCGCTTCTCGCTTGTCGCTCTTCGCTCTTCGCTCTTTGCTCTTTGCTCTTTGCTCTTTTGACCGGACTATAAATAAATGGCAAAAAAAATAAATCAATTTTAAAAAAATATAACAAAATTTATAAAAATGTTGTTATAGCATTTAATCATTAGTTTGTGCTTTAGCTTTTTCCTCCTCTTCTTTTAAATGCAAATCTCGTTGTAAGCGATAGTGTGCCTGCTTTTCTTGTGTGTGCTTTTCTTGATTTGCTCTCTGCCTTGAACTCCGTTCTTTTTTCACTTGTTGTTTGAAGCACTCACAACAATAATGTGACATAACAGTAAATTGCTCTCCATTAACTAGCATTGTTATTATATTTAACGTAGGTGCTATAGTTGACGCCATATGGTCTTCATTATGTTTATATATAAGTGTGTGAGCATGCCAAATATGTTTTATTGCGCTTTGTTTCTTCTGACTACAGTTGGGGTTGATACATTCTTGACACTGCGTTGGAACAAAATTTTCAAAAAACTCCTGATACCGATTTATAGCGACCGAAAATGAAACTTGGTTACTTGTTTTAACACTTGTCATGGTTGTTTTTTTTTGGTACTATAAATAATTGATAAAAAAATCAATTTTTTTGTAGCACTAATAGAAATTAATCATACTAACCATTTAAAAGGCGCACCTGTCTCTCTACTAATGGTCCATACCAATTTCTTGCACAATCATACCAAGTTGATGGTTGTGTTGTGTTAAAGGTTACAACTACTTGTTGCATTCCATAACAATAATTTCCGTAATGTTGCGCAACATTTTTGTTGTTTCCTACTAAAACATGTCTTTTAAAGCATTCACAACAATAAGGCGAGCGAAACCAGAACTTTTTCTTATTAATTACCATTAAATTTGTGTTTTGTGCATCTTGTTTCCTGTGTACATAACCAAGTCCATCGTGAGCCTCCCATATGTATATACATGCATTATGGGTTTCCTCTTTACAACGCTCATTTACACATCTTGCCATATACTTACGATGTTGATTGTAGCTCTGTAACTCATGTGGATTAAATCTGCTAAACAACACAGCAAATAGTTCCTTTGCCACAGCAAATTTTGAAATTAACTTAGACAACGACTTACAAGTAATGTTTAGACCAATTGTGTATTCGTAATTGCCAAGTTGTTTAATAATAAGTAGTATAATGTCGCTTGGTAAGTCGCAGACGCTTGGTAAGTCGCAGATGTTGCTTACATTCATCATTTTGAAGCTTTTATTATTTTGTTAATAGTGCAAAAAATAATATATAAAAAAAGTATCAATTTTTTTGTAGCACATACAACACACTAGTCTCACTCACTACTAAGCATGCAAAGTTGTCGCTCACTCAACTTTTCATCGCGTTTTGTAATACTATTGTACCATGTAGAATGCACAGGCTCATAATGAAAGTACACTTCCACCGCTTGAACTCCAGGACAATAATACTCATAGTGCTGCGAAGCATGCTTGTTGTCTCCCACCAAAACATGTTTCTTGAAGCACTCGCAACAGTAATGAGACCTAATCCATTGCTTCTTTCCATTCACCCAGATGATTGACATGTTCAACGCCGCCTGCCGTTCATTGTGTTCGTATGTTACCGAGTTAGCCTTCCATATATATAGCACAGGGCCTTCTGTATCCTCTATGCAGTTAGGATTGATGCAGTAATGGCGCTTGGACGGAACGAACTTCTCAAAGAACTCCTGCAACCGCGCTTGTGCGACTGAAAACGAAACGTGGTCGCTTGACTTAATGCTTGCCAAATCGCAGATGCTGCTTGTCATAGTGCTCTTCGCTCTTTGATTGCTTTGATTGCTTTTTGTGGAGGCTATTAATAAATGACAAAAAAAGAAATCAATTTTTAAAAAGTATAACAATAATTGTTTCAAATAAAAATAAAAATAAAAATAAAAATAAAAATAAAAAAGTATTCCTACTTTTTTACCAAAACCCACCAAAAGACACACGCTTCATGCTCTCCACGGGGCCAACATGTATTCTTGAAACTCGGTAAGCACTTGATCCTCGCCTGTAACATGATTGTACCGCGTAGAAGGCCGGGGCTCCTTATTGAAGTAGACGTCCACCTCTTGAACTCCGTCACAATAATTCCCGTAGTGCTGCGACACATTCTTGTTGTGTCCCACCAAAACATGCTTCTTGAAGCACTCACAGCAATAATGTGATTGAACCCAATGTGGCTTTCCGTTCACCCGCATGGTTGTAACGTTCAACGCCGCCTGCCGATCAGTATGCTCATAAGCCAACGCGTGTTCCTCCCATATATAGAGCACAGCAGCTTCCGTTTCCTTCACGCAGTCAGGATTGATGCAGTATATGCGCTTGGATGGAACGAACTTCTCAAAGAACTCCTGCAACCGCGCTTGCGCGACCGAAAATGAAACGTGGTCGCTTGAATTAATGCTTGACATAGTGCTTGCTCTTTGCTCTTTGCTCTTTGTTCTTTGCTCTTTGATTGCTTTGCTCGATGTGTGGGGGCTATTAATAAATGTTGAAAAAAAAGAATTCAATTTTTAAAAAACATAACAACAATTGCTATTTAAGAATTGATTAAATGAATAAACTCTTTATAATGCTCCAAATCTAATGCTCTTGCTTTTTTTAGTGCATTTAATGCCTCTAAACGAGTTAATTTTTCATTTGTTTGAAAATATTCTTCTTGCATTTTTGTCATAAAGGTAATATACATGTTGGCGTTCTCGGTGTAGGAGGATCCCTCACCTCCATGTGCTGCAAGTTCTTGTTTAATTTTAAATAATTTATTATATGCCTCGCGCCATTTTTCAAATGTAAGTTTAGCGCGCTCTTCATATGCTGCTTGTAATGCTAATGCGCGTTCTTTAGCATTATAATTGGCAAGCAACAATTCTTCTTCGCTCTTTTCTTTATCCTCTTCCTTAATAACTTCTACTTCTTCCTTAATGACTTTCTCTTCTTCTTCCTCTTCTTCTTCTTCTTCTTCTTCTTCTTCTTCCTTAATGACTTGAATAAGTTGTATTATGCTTAATATAATACTTAATGCTGTGCTATAAATAATGATGAAACACATAATAACAGAAGTTATATTAATTTTTCCATAATCAGTGTAAGTGTCAGTGTCAGAGTTAGACACATTAGGACTTGTGTAGGCACACGTTTGGACTTCCATATTCACTATTATAATTAGTTTGTTAAGAGAGAAAAAACAATCAATTTTTTTAAATTATTATGCAAATATATACTTACATCTAGTATAACTAATATTTACTTCATCTATATAGTCATAATTGTGATTAACATTTCTCAAGTCTCCAACTAAAACAAACTTTTTTAAGCATTCGCTACAATAGTGCGTATTAAACTTATACTTTTTTTCATTAATTAACGCTGTTGTTTGTTTTAAAGCAAATTGCTTGATATGAACATAACTATCATAACCATTGCGATAATGCTTATCAAATACTGCCTTAGTATCTTCACAACAATTAATATTAATACAAAATGTTCTTGGTGAAAATTGTCCAAGTCTGTAAGACAACATAAGTCTAGCAATTGATAACTTTGAAACGCTATTATAGTTAGCTTTACATGTCCTTTTAAGCGACACAAGATAGCTATAGTGTTTAACGTGACCTATAATAATTGCAATAACATCATTGTTAAGGTCACAAAAAGCAAGAACCATATTTAATGCTCATTAAATAGATGCAAAAAAAACAATCAATTTTTTTGATGTGTTTTCGCTTTAAAATATAATATTAACTTCTTCAGAGTTTTGATAGTTTTCTATTACATTTGAGTTAGAACCAACAAGCACAAACTTTTTCAAGCACTCGCAACAATAATGAGATTTAAAGTTATAGTATTTCGCATTAACTATGATAATCGTAGCATTTAACGCATATTGTCTTGAATGTAAGTAGCGACTATAATAATAGTTGTGAATAAATGTAAACACATCATAAGTGTCATCATAACAATCAACATTTATACATAATTCGCGAAAACTAAATTGTCCCAGCTTAACAACCAACATTTGCTTAGCAATAGCAAACACACTAATAGCTTTATATAGCGCTTTACATGTTGTTTTAATTTTTGCGATAAATTGATAGTCTTTAAAAAGGTGACCACATATAATCTCTCCAACATCATTAGGCAAGTCCTTAATGTTTAAATAGTCACAAGGTGCGCATATCATTAATATATTAATACTTGTGTATAATAGAAAAAACAAGTATATATATACAATCAATTTTATTAGTATACTATTTTTGGTTGTTTAAATAGTCGACAGCTTTAAGGAGTATTTTTTCTTCATCATTTATTTTTTGAAATATGATATTTTCATTTAAATATAGCGTAATAAAACTGTGATTATAGCCTTTTAAAATTAGCGCTATTCCTTTGTCATGTATTTTAATGTCGCATAAAATCGATCCATTGGTTATTTTAATGTGTTCTATTTTTTTTAAATTTACCCATCGTATATTTCGCCCATATTTTAGATCCTTTATGTTGTCAACATACATATAACCGTTTAATTTTATATGAAAACTTTTCAAATCGTCACGCTTTAATCCAAGCTCTTGCAAAATTTCGTTTTTCTTGCGCTTAATTTCTTGAATATTTGTATTAATAATATTTAAATTAGCATCATTTTCTAATGCTTGCTGAAGGAGTTCTATATCCATAGCTTATTAAATAAAACATATATTTTACGCTTTAATATGTTTTTATATATGTTATTTAGCTAGTTATTTCTATTTATAGTAACACACTTAAATAATGAATTACGTGTTTTATGTTTAGGACATTTAGCATTACAACGCTTTGTAATATGATTATAATCTTTATTTTTGCTTACACAAAGTTGTTTTTTAGCAATTGAAGAACTATTAGCTAGTAAACTAGTGTGATGCTTTTTTCTTGTTATGCTGGCGCTAGCACTATTTTTCTTTGCTACATTCTTTGCTACATCCTTTGCTAAATTCATTTTAACGCATCTAAAGCTCTTATTTCTAATAAACCCTGTTTTGCAGTCAGCAACACATCTATTTGTAGAAGGATTTAATATTGGCTTAGCTGGAGGGCAAATTTTGGCTAAATCGGCTTTAAATTCTTTTTTCTTTATTTTTTCAATAACATCAATTACTTGAGGGGAGGGTTGTGTGGCCTTCTTTAAATAACAATTGTGTTTTTTTAGTAAGGCAACATATTTTTCTTTAAGTTGCGCTATATTAATATTTCTCTTGCTAACATCATATTTAATATAATCAAGTAATAATATACTAAACTCCTCAAAAAATGAGCGGGGAATAGCTTGTTTTTTAAGTCCACTATTTCTATAATCTAAAACACTCACCATATTTAATAATGCTAAACACAAGCAATAAATGTCAAAAGATTTTTGTAAATAGCTAATAAACTCGTCATGTGTTTTAAAGTGCTCTTTTACCTTGGTGCATTTTATTTTCATAGAATTAAACGAATATTTGTTTGAACAACTATTTTCAGGAGCATAATAAGTGTGACTTATTCCTAATCTTTCATTATTTTCTCTACATCTTTTAGCAAATCTTTTGAAGTTTGTCATTAGTCCAAAGTCAATATATTTTGCTCTACCGTTATTTACATTATATACCATATTGGCTAATTTAATATCTCTATGCATAATTTCGTTAGACTGAAAAAAGAGAATTCCGTCAAACAATTTTATTAATGAGGTCAAAAAGACTTTCTTTTCGTCTAAGCTTTGTAGCGTAAATACTTTAGTTATATGGTCATATATGCTTAAGCCTCCATCTTCTAATAATAACATCCGTAAATCATCCTTAGTATTCTTAAATGCGGTTTTAACTTTTAGCGTTTTACATTTACTAACGCTAGCATTAAAATTTTTGTCTAATAAAGGCTTGCATAATAATGGACCAGTAATAGCATATTTCTCTAAACCTTGTATGTTGTTTATTGCGCTATATTCTGCTTCTTCATTAATAGCATGCTGTCTAGTCATTATTTTGGATATTTTATTAACATAATCTTGCTTATCAAGATTACTGGTTTCATTACATAAAATAGGCGGTTTTAATACACAACCATATGTGCCTTCACCAACAACTTTGGATGTCATTATATATAACTAACTATTAATATTTTTCATAATTTATTAATATTTTTCATACTTATAAAAAAAAATTTATAGTTAGTTATATATAATATTGTATATGGAACTAACATTCAAAAACAATAATATATATTATTATCATTATAAAATAGTTCGCGGTGAATTAAGTTGGGTTTTAGTTCCTAGCGTTTTAGTGCTAATATATTATTATAATTCTTATATTAAATATGTAAGTTTAATTTTCTTATTAATTGGAATAGTTGGATCTATTGACAGCTATAATAAGAGTAAAAGAGAACAATTACTAGGTATTCTATTTGCTGGGCTAATTATGCATGCTCCTGGTTTTTATCCACTATTACACGTAAAAAAATACTTTATATATAATAATATTATATATGTATTTGGACTAATAGCATTAGCAATAACATATTTATTGCCTTATTGGCCTTATACGTTATCAAGAAATGTTGTTGCACTAATAATTAGTTTGTTATATTTAACTTATACATTATATCATATTATTTTATAGCAAAAATTATATAAATAATATATATTATATATTATATATTATGTTTTTTGAATTTAAACATTTAAAAGCCATGAATATGGGCTATTTTGAACATATGTTTATATCTTTAAATTATGTTGTTATATTATTAATATCTAGTGTAAAAGCGCTAATTCATGCTTTTATACCGGACTTATTTGAAACATCTACAAGTGAATGTATTGTTGAAATAAATAATGAGCTAACAAAACATAATAGAAAAAATTGAATAAGTTAAAACAAAGTATTTAAAACAAAGTATTTAAAACAAAGTATTTAAAACAAAGTATTCAAAAATGATCAAAGACGATGCGTTGATTAAGAAATTTAAAAAAGACGTTGAGCTAATTGTTATGAATGAACATAACATAACAAAATATTTGGATTTGTATAATTATTCTATAAAGACTTATGGATCTATGGATGAATATATAGTGGATAACTATAATTATGAATTATTTGGAAAAAACGAGAAATGGGCAGATCTTGAAGCTATTGGATACAAAGAAATCCAACATTTTCTACCAAACATAATACTTATTTCATATAACTATAATAATTATTACGAAGTGCTAAATTGGATAAGAAAAGAAGAATATTATAAATTAATAAGTTTTTATGCGCTGGCTATATCATATAAAATTATAGCAAATAATATACATGCTATTAAAATGACATGGTTTAATAATGATAAAACATGTAATACATAATGTTGTTATGTCTAAAAAAAATTGATATGCATATATACACATTATTTTTATAGCCTAGAAAAATGTCAAGCACCAACATTGTCATGGTTTTTGATGCGTTTAGCGTTGAGCGCGATGAATGCGTTGAGCGCGTTGATAACCCGATCAGCGACCTTGTGACCATGCCTGTTATCAGTGTTTTTGATGTTCCACGTGTATTCACGGTTCCTCCGCCTCTTGTTCGCCAAAAAGGTCAGGTGTTTATTAAACGCGATACATGCGCTGATTTGTCAACGTTAATCAATTCAAATGTTATTACTACATATTAATAACATTTGAAGTTTTGTATTGTGTTGTGTTGTGTTTTTTTTTTCCTTTTATATTATTTTTATATTATACTATATTAATATATAATATACTATTTTATAATATACTATATATTAATATGATTAAAAAAACATTTAGGATTAGGAATAATAATAATAATAATAGAACACAAAAACTTAATTATAAAAGTAAAGGTAAAGGTAAAAGTAAAAGTAAAAGTAAAAGTAAAAGTAAAAGCAAAACTATTAGTAACTTATCTGGCTATGAGATTAAACAATTATTAGTTAGTTTATCGGATAATCCAGTTGAGCGTGAGAAATTAGTTTACAGCATTAGATCTAACGCTATTGTGCGTGAAAAGTTATTTACACATTTAACAAAAAATATACATACCTTTAAACATTATACATTGGATAAGCTACAAACACCTATTTCACAATTACAAGAGTTAGCGGTGCCTGATGCGTGGAAATTTCAATCTTATATAAATTTAAATCTTGAGCATGGACCAAGCAAAGTCCCATTAGATCAGTTTAGTGCTCAAGGATATATATCAAGATCACGAAAAGCAAAGTGACGTAGTTAAAAAAGCATAAAAAAAATTGATTTCTTTTGAATTTAATGTTTAATGTTTATAGAATTATAAGTTTAATATGGCAACATCTGCGCTTGTGTTAATGAGCTTGTTATCCAATCATAATGTTATGAGAAACATGTTTGATATGGATTATTTAAAGAAGCAAGAGAAAAACCGGCTTAATAAGAAGGAGCAATATGCAAATAGTGCATGTCAAGTAAGGCAATACAAAGCGTCGCTGCTTAGCGGCAAGACGCATAAGATGCATAGTTCTTTAAATGGTGCATATTATTTTAATTATAATATTAAGAAGGAGTATAAGCGTTAAGCCTTAATTAATATATATGAAAAAGAATATAGAGCTAAAAATATAATTTATAGTTATTAGGTTTTTTTTTCGGCAGTATTAACTTTAAAAATAAATTGCTATATTATTTTTATAAATTGCTATATTATTTTTATAAATTGCTATATTATTTTTATAAATTTATATAATATATAATATATATTTATAAAAATAATGAGTGTAACTATTGACAGTGATGTTTATAATATAAAGCTACAAAATTTTGAAAAGCAAAATTTTATGAATAATGAAATAGCCAATAGATTTGTTCCATCTGGCGGAATAACCATGAATTTCTCATTTAGACCTGTAAATACTAAATATACATTTATGCCGACTGTTGCACCAATAGCACCTTCAATAGAACCTATACAAAATTATGGAAATTACGATGCTAGCTCCAGTTATTTCCCTGCAACTAGAAAATTGCATTTTTGCGGATTTGCTTCTAATGTAGATCGCGAATCAACTTTGAGAAACCAATTCTTTGCTCTACAAAAAGCCGATCAAAGATCTTATGTTCCATCTAGCACTAGCGATTTATATGAAAACAAAATAAATTTTATTACAAATAATGAAAATTTGGATGGCCATTTATTATTTAGAGAGCAACAGTTTCAAGACTTTAATCCCAATAATTTTCCTACAATTGGAAACGAATTATTTTACAATGCGACACGAGTTCAATTAAAAAATATATAATAGGTTTATAGTAATATGCTTAATAATAACACCAAATTAAAGGAAAAAAATAAAGAAAAAAATAAGAAAAAATCAAAACTTATGAATGTAGTAAGTATAGATTTGGTTGAACAAATTACTGAAAACGAGCATTTAGAAAAAGAAAAAGATAACTTAGAAAAAGAGAGATTAGAAAAAGAGAACTTAGAAAAAGAAAGGCTAATATTAGAAAAAGAAAAAGAAAAAGAAAAGGAGAGCTTAATATTAGAAAAAGAGAACTTAGCAAAGGAAAAATCCGACATGCAAATAAACAATATTGATTTACGCTATTTTGCAAATCAAAACCATAATCCGTGTTTAAAAACAAATAAATTAGATCAATTACTAAATAATAATTATTTATTAAAAGATATTTATGCTAATATAGAAGAAAACATAGCCACTTATAAAGATCAAATACTCAAATATAATAATAGCACTTTAGAAAAACTCATAGAAAATAATGATGACACTAAAATAATAAACGGAGAGAAATATAAGCTTTATTATTTGTTATATATATTAAACCTAATAACTTATTTAAAGGAAAAAAAGCTTAAAAACTCTATTAAAGAAGAGCTTAAAGACTTCAATAATAACAACAATTATTGTGACGACGCCTCTTTAAGTTCTTTTAATATATATAATGCAACACTGGATAATATGTGCACAAAAAAACACATAACAAATTTAGATTTGTTTGTTGTTAGAAAAAGCTCAAATGCTAAAAGAAAAATACTTCCACAAAAACGCAGTTAAAAATATTATTTTATATTACTATATTAAATATAAAATAATAAACACTATGTATAATACATTTAAGAAAGCAAGCCGTAAATCAAAAAAAAATACGCGTAAATTTAGCAAACTTAAATGCTCACCATATCAAAGTAAATATGTAGATGGTGATTTAAAGCAATATACATGCTATAGTCGCAATAATTTGCAATTATTTAAAAATGTTTGGAATGCAAATAATAGTAATGACAAAATATTGACAAATAATAGTAAAGAAATATGGAGCTTTTTCAAACAAAGGTTAAATAAACAATGTTATGACGAATTATGTTGGTTAAAAAAAACAACATTAAGCAAGGTAAACAATAGCGAGTTATTAGTAAAAGAAATCTTTAAGCCATTTTCTCCTGAGAGTTGGTCGTCTAAGCCCAATACTTGGCTTTCAAGTGTTGATATAACTAAAATAATGAAACAATATGAAAAATCTCATAAATTTTTCAAGTTTATAGGGCCGTCTCCTATTGATTTCGATTCCAAAGAAATGTTTTCAACATGCGTATGGGAGCAATTATGTAATTTTAACTTGGAAACACATATTAAAAACAATATTAGCAAAATTGGAGTAATATTTAATACTGATCCTCATAATAAATCCGGAAAACACTGGATATCCTTATTTATTGATTTAACAAAAAAATTCATTTTCTATTTTGATAGTAATGGAACAAGAATGCCAAAACAAGTAAAAGTTTTAATAAAAAGAATAGTAAATCAAGCGCATAGTTTAAATATTCAATTGACAGTAGACGACAATGAGGGTTTTACACATCAATATAGTGACGGCCAATGCGGTATGTATTCATTATATTTTATAATAGAATTATTGCAAGAAAATAAAACATACAATTATTTTAAGACTACTCGCATAAAAGACAGCACAATGAAAAAATATAGAAAAAAATATTACAATGAAGCAAACATGAAAGTGAGTTCAATTTTTGATTAAATCATGATTAAATCATGTTTAATGCTTATGGTATTGGTCTTGCTCTTGTTCTTCTGCCATTAAATGCGGAATAACACTAGAAATTTTATATGTTTTTGCCTTATTTGCCTTATTTAACTTATCCAAATCTAATTTAGTTAATATATATTCACCACAAGGCCCGCAATTGTCTTCATTTGCCAAATCTATTTTCTTGTTTAACTTAATAGCACATCGCTCTTGGCTCCACCGTCCAAGCGGCCCTACTTCGTTTAAAAATAACATATTAAACAGCGTCTTGCTATATAGAAACTTGCTTGCTTTTGTAAAAGGCATTATGGTTATGGTTTTAATATGTTATATTATAATATTAATAAAATATTATAGTCAATTTTTTTATAAAAAATACATAAAATTACTTTAAAAATTGATATATTTTATAAATGTAAATTTATAAATTATATATTGAGTAAATAAATGTTTAATATTTGTAATCTATGTGATAAACAATTTCCGTCTAAATCTAAGTTAGATAGACATTTAAATAGTAAAACAAAATGTATAGATAGGATAAATACTGAAAATGCTATAAAAAAAAGTAAAGAAAAATATGGTGAAAGATTTGGTTATGATAAATTTATATATGTAGATGCTAAAAACTATTGTATAATTTATTGTAATATTCATAAATATGATTTTAATATTTTATTTCAAAATCATATGTCAGGTAATGGTGGATGCTTAGCATGTAGTAATGTAGAACATAAAGATTTTAAAACATTGAGTACCGAACTGAATGAACTCTATAAAAATAGTGAAAATCGCATTGTAATTAATTATGAAACTGAAAAAAGTTATTCAGGTAGTAATTCAGTTTTGTGTCTAATATGTACAAAGCACGGCGCATTTAATATAACTATTGAATGTAGTAAAACACATGCTTATTGTCCTTGTCCACAATGTTTTATTGAAAAATTATATGAGCAACATATAAAAAAATTAGATACTATTGATAAAACAAAAACTGAATATATTCATCCTAAATATACAAATCACATATATGATTTGAAAACAGATAATATTATTAATATCAACTCTGGAAAAGCATTAAAAAAAACAAAAGGAACAAGAGGATTTGGAAATATACATCTACAAAATAGTATGATACTTTTTCATAGATTTAAATATGAGGCAATATATAATGAATTAATTACAGAAAATATGCAAATAGATCATATAGATAGAGATTATAATAATAATTCTATTGAAAATTTACAATGTTTAACTATACAAGAACATGGTAGAAAAACATCTATTGATAATCCAGATAGGGGAAAAAAAGCAGGCAAAACACAAGGCACATCAGGTATAGCATATAATGATTTAACTAAAGAGCAAATAAGTTTTGATAGTATTGTTGAGTTAAGTAAAAAATTAGGACAAAAAGGAGCAGGTAATATTCACAGATTTTTACGAACAGGTAAGTCACCGCCTAATGGTTTTAATCGTATTGTATTTACAGAAAATAAAACTATTGATAATGAAGAATGGAAAACACATCCAATATTGAAGTTAGAAATATCTAACAAAGGAAGAATTAAAGATAGACGAAATATTACACAAGGAACATT